GGAGTAAAAGATGGCTACACAGCTACAATTTAGACGAGGAACTTCATCACAAAACGATGGTTATACAGGCCTAGTTGGTGAGATTTCTCTTGATACAGATACTAACAATATTAGAATTCATGACGGTTCTACCGCAGGTGGTGCTGAGATTATCCCAGCTGGGACTATCTTAGCTTATGGTGCTGCTACAGCTCCTACGGGTTATTTGCTGTGTGACAATTCTGCTGTTTCTCGTACAACTTATGCACGTCTTTTCGCTGTAATTGGGACCACATTTGGTACTGGTGATGGTGCTGCCACTTTTAATGTTCCTGATCTAAGAGATAAAGTTCCGCTCGGTAAGGGTTCAAATAACACAACTCTAGGGACAACTACAGGATCTGCTGCGGCTTCCTCAGTTATTAACTCTGCCACTAAAAATGGTGTTACAACAGCCTCTAGCAATACAGGAACAGGTAATACAGGAACAAGTAATACTGGCACTGGCAATACAGGAACAGGTAATACTGGCACTGGCAATACAGGCAACAGCACTGTATCTATTTCAGGTAATACTGGCACTGGTACATCTGGTAATGCGACATCTACAACTGCAGCCTCTAATACAGGTAATGCGACATCTACAACTGCATCCTCTAATACAGGTAATGCAGGTTCAACAACTGTGGGATATAATGCTACCAATGCACCAACAGTTGTGACAGGAACTGGTAACACAGGAAATAGCACTGTATCAATTTCAGGTAATACAGGCACTGGCACTACAGGTGGTTCTGGTGTGACTATTTCAGGTAATACAGGTTCTAGTACCACAGGTAATAGCACATCTACAACTGCAGCCTCTAACACAGGTGCTGCTGGTTCTGGAGGTCTCACGCTTACTAATGTGACAGTTGCAGCATCTGCAAAAGACTCTTCAACTACTACAGCTGTATCTGCAGTCAACCAAGCTAACCATACACACTCAATACCTTCGTTAACTGTTAATAACCATACACACTCTGTTCCAGCCTTAAGTTCTGGTAACTTAGCAGGTGCAAGCCATACACATTCAGTGCCAGCGTTAAGCTCTGGCAACTTAGCAGGTGGAAATCACACTCACTCTGTTCCAGCACTGAGCATACCATCATTAACTGTTAATAATCATACACACTCAATACCATCATTAACTGTTAATAACCACTCACACTCAATACCGTCACTAACCGTGAATAACCATACACACTCTGTCCCAGCTTTAAGCGCTGGTAACTTAGCAGGCGGAAATCATACACACTCTGTTCCAGCACTATCAATCCCTGCTCTATCAATTCCAGCACTGTCAGTCCCTGCTCTATCAATTCCAGCACTGTCAATTCCATCTTTAAGTGTAAATGGTTTTTCTGTCGCTACAACACTACCTAGTGAAGTGGTTCAGTATATTATTAAGATTTAGGAAGTATCAATGAATGATGTTAGAGAACTTGATCAAATACAAATAGAGCTAGATAGATTACACGAACGATCTCAGAGTAACAAAGCAGGCATTTCTGCTCATGAAGCTGTGTGTGAAGAGCGTTATGAAAATATTGTCACAATGTTTCACCGATTAGAACAGCGTATAGATAACATAGATTCTGAGGTAGCATCAATTCGTGAAATGGCTACACAGGGTAAAGCTTCTCTTAAAACTTTGTTATGGATAGGTGGTGTTTCAGTTACCTTAGTTTCCGTCATCACAATGATTATTAGCATTTTTCCTAGATGAGCAATAAATTTTTTCGAATTAAAATTCAACGTTTATTAGACAAACTACCAACACCCGTTCAGTTTAATGAATCACAATGGGCAATGGTAGAGAATTTAGATTCTAACCGTTTTTGTGTGCATATTTCAGCTCGTCGCACAGGTAAATCATATGCAGCAGCTATCTTAGCTTTTGCTAAACTACTCGAGCCTGGTCAGCAAGTAATGGTCGTTGCTCCAAACTTTTCTCTCTCTTCTATCATTTGGGATTATGTTACAGACTTAATTAAACAGCTTGAAATTGAACTTGATCGTTTTAATCAAAAAGATAAAGTAGTAAAACTTATTAACGGCTCAGTGTTTAGATTGCTCTCTGCTAATAATAGAGATTCCCTTGTTGGAAGAGCTGCGAATCTTTTAATTGTGGATGAAGCGGCGATTATTCCTAATGATGAGTATTACACTCGTGATTTACGTCCTGCTCTTTCCACTTTTAAAGACTCTAGATGTTTATGGATTTCAACCCCAAGAGGCAAGGGTAATTATTTGTATGAATATTATTTACGTGGTGAGGATCCAGAATATCCAGACTGGACCTCTTCAATTCATACATGGCGCTCAAACCCACTTTTATCTGAAAATGATGTAGAGGAGGCCCGTAAGTCTATTACAAGGGCACTCTATTTACAGGAGTATGAGTGTGAATGGACAACTACAGAGTCACAGGTTTATATTGATTTAGACGAGGAAAAACATGTAGGTGAATATGTTGGTGAAAGATTTTCTGAAGTAGTTGGTGGACTTGATGTCGGATATAGGGACGAGAATGTTTTTGTCGTAATTGGTACTGATGGTGAAAACTATTTTATAATTGATGAGTTTGTATCAAAAGAATCTACTACGTCAGAACTTGCCTCTGCAATCCAAGATAAGATTGATGAATGGAATATTGATACAATTTATATTGATTCTGCTGCTCAACAAGTAAAAGCTGATTTTGCCTATGACTACGACATATATTGCGAAAATGCCATTAAATCAGTGAATGACGGTATCAACTCTCTTCAAGTGTTAATTGAACAAGATCGATTGTATTTTGATACAGAAGGTGCAAGACATACTTTTTCTGCTATGAGTGCATATAAGTGGAATCCAAACACTGAAAAACCAAAACCAATCCATGATTGGTCTTCGCACCCATGTGATGCTGTGCGCTATGCTATCTATACGCATCAAAAAATGAGTAATATTACTATTTATGCTTAGAATTATTATTTTAAACTATAAGAGGCCTGAAAATGTAAGAGCAATTTGTGATACATTTCATCGAGCACTACCAATCACAGTAGTTAATAATAATCCTAATAAATCTTTTAAATATCTATCTCGTAATGTAGATGTAATAAACAACAGTGAAAATAAAATGTGCATTGAACGGTGGATTAGGTGTTACGACTATCCAGAACAATTTAAATTAGTTTTAGATGATGATCTCTTACCCTCACCTCTTTTGATTCAAAAGCTAAAATCAAAAAACGTCCCTTTAATTGGTATTTATGGTAAATCTGGGGTTGAAAAAGCATCTAAGTATAAAGACTTAAAAGATCACTGGTGTACAAACTCAAGAGTTGATTTTCTAGTTGGGTCAATTATGTTGGTAAAACAAGAAGCACTTAATGTCATTAAAAAAGACTTGTTAAAATTTAGAGAAATTAAGCGAGGTGATGATATTATTGTCAGCTATTTAATTAAAAAATACTATAATTTAAATAGTTTAGAGACTGTGGGTGGAAAAGTATTACCTTTACCTGAAGGAGAAGTGGGTCTTAATAGAGACCCTGAACATTATAAACTAAGATGGGAGGTGATTGAACAATGTCTGAATTAAAAAGATTTCCAATAAAGTATATAAGAGATTATATTAAAAAGGATTACAAACTACGTGATGAGTGTTATATATGTGGATCAAAAGATAGTCTTGAGCTGCATCATATATATTCCATAAGTCAACTGTTTAATGAGTGGTGTATCAAAAATAAAGTGATTGAAATTGATACTGTTGAAAAAATTACTTCCCTCCGTGAAAAATTTGCGGTAGACTGTAAGCAGAGTTTAGACCATCACAACTTATTTACACTTTGCAAAAAACATCACCAGCGTTTGCACACTATTTATGGACAAAGATATTCAAATCATTTAGCATTAAAAATTGTAAATTGGTTAGACATACAAAAGGAAAAACATGGCAGATGACGATTTAAGAGGTATAAGAAAATTTGTGGCTAATGTGTTGAAGCTCAATCCAGCTCAACCTTCTATAGCTTCTTTAGAGCCTTATGCTTCTCCTGAGACTATTGTTGATTTTGAACAGGCTTATCGTGAGATTGAAGTCATTCATCGTTCAGTTGATATGATAATCAATGCGATGTGTGAAATTCCTTTTGTAGTTGAGGGTGGAGCTGCTAAAAAAGTTAACAAGTTGCTTAATATCAAACCAAATCCTTTTGAGGATAGAGTTCGTTTATTCAGAAGAGCTTTTTTAGACTTTCAACTAGATGGAAATGCTTTCTTCTACTATGATGGTGGTGATCTTTATTTACTTCCTGCTAACGATGTAGAAGTAGTTCCTGATGATCGTACATTTGTGTCTCACTACAATTATTTAATTCATAATCAGCAATCTCAAGATTTTTACGGATTTGGAAGAGGTAAACAAACCACTAAAGCAGATTCAATCAGATTTGAGCCCCAGGAAATTATTCATGTTATGGCTGAAAACGAAAACTCCATTTTCAGAGGTACATCAAAACTCAAGCCAGTTTTAAACTTAATGGAGCTTTACTATTATATGATTAAGTTTCAACGTCAATTCTTTAAAAACAATGCTCTTCCAGGGTTTGTACTAACAACAGATAATATTTTATCAAAACGTGTTAAAGAACGTTTGTTAGAATCTTGGAGAGCTTCATATACTACAATTTTTGATGGAGCTCGTAACCCAGCCATTCTAGATGGTGGTTTGAAGATTGATGAGTTTTCTACAAAATCTTTTGATCAATTAGATTTTGAAAATTCTATTGAACGCATCCAACAAGATATGGCTAAAGCATTAGGTGTTCCATATGTGTTATTAAAATCAGGTAATAATGCTAATATTGATGCTAATCAAAAATTATTCTACCTTCACACAGTTTTACCCCTGCTAAATCAGTTTTGTTCTGCCTTTTCACATTTCTTTAATGGAGGAGTTGAAATCCGTCCTGATAGACTTTCAGTTCCTGCACTACAACCAGATAATAGAACACAAGCAGTTTACTATTCTAAGCTAGTTAATACAGGAATTATCACCCCAAATGAAGCTCGTGAAGGATTAAGATTTCCAAAAATGGAAAATAATGATAATATAAGAATACCA